GTACAATTGGCATCTTCACGTTCATAGCCTTAACTACATTCTGGCTGGTATTAATAAGATTTAAAAAATGAAAACCATAACAATCTATCTCAAGACTCCAGATGACAACATCAAGGAATGGATGATCAGAGAAACAAAGTCACGAATCAGCAACAGATACAAACAGATCCATGTTGCTGAGGATATCGGAGTCAATACAACTCAGCTCTGGAGATTCATGAATGAGTCAAAGGTATCTGAGGACTTTTACATCAAGTGGTTCAAATGGTATTCTAAAATATCATAACTTAGCAATGTGGAATTTTGGAAAAAAGAAGCCTATCTCATTGCCAGTAAAATCACTGGAGGGAATCCAATATCTTCAGACTTGGTCAGCCACGTCTATCTATTGGTGCATGAGCTTAGCATCAGATCAGAGGATCTTCCAAGAGTCTTTGCAAGATATGCATACAACCAGTATAACTGGAGAGATTCCACATTCAATAAGTTATTCAAGACATACGATGAGCTCCCAGATATGGACTCAAGGCAATCAGATGATGAGGCATACGAAGTCACAACAGCTCAAGAGCTCTTGGATGACTATCTTCATCAGAGTCCTGAAGATGATCAGAAGATGTTCACAAAGGAGATCACAAAGATGCATCTGATGGGGATGACATATCGAGAGATAAGGACATTGACTGGCATCAGTCTTGACACAATTCACTTAGCAATAAAACAATTCAAATATGATTTATCTGATTATAATAATTTTGCCAATAGGATTTGCGAGAGCTCTCCAGAGCTTCAATCTTCCTGACATTAAACCATTCAGCTGTCAGAGCTGTCTATCTTTTTGGATAGCAGTCATTGGTGCATCATTCTTTGATTGGCACCTGGTTGGATTGGCATTCATCACCTATCTATTGTCTGACTTAATATTGATATATGAAAGTAAGTGAGGAGCTTCATCAGCAAGCTGAGAGATATAGCTCAACAAGATCCTTTGCTCTGAATGCTGGAATGAAAAGAGAGCTCAGTGATTGGTACAAAGCAATGGGATTCGGAAAGCTCAATGTGGCTTGCTCAACTTGCATAAGAAATGCAATGGGTAAACTACTCAAGTCAATTAATGATGGTGAGCAACTTAAACCTCGTATTCATTTTATAGGGATTAAACAATGATAGTCACAGCTCCAATACCAGTATTTGGCAGATTTCCTCTTGTCAGATTAACTATCTCAAGACTTAAGAGGCAAGGAGTAACTCCGATTGTTTTAGGTCACGAGAGAGAGGCAATGGATATTGCTAAACAAATGAATGTTGAATTCATCTCAATTGACAATGATCCACTTGGTAACAAATGGAATAAAGGATTCCAGGCCTCAAAGAATTACAATGCAGATGCTGTCATCTTCATGGGATCATCTGACTGGTGTAGTGATGGATACATTCAAAGATGCAAAGAGCACAGCAAGGACTTTGGGATGATTGGTCAACTTGGCTGTCATTTCGCTGATGTATCTGATGAGATTAGACTGGTGCATTGGAAAGGATACAAGGATCAAATGAGACAAAATGAGCCAATAGGAATCGGTCGCTTTCTTAATAGAGAATTCCTTGAGGCAATCAACTGGACTCCATTCAATGCTCAACTCAACTCTGGTCTTGATTGGTCAATGTGGCTGAAGGCTATGAAATCAAATCAAGAGATTGGCATCCTGGAATGTGATAACTCAGTTCAATTACTATCCATCTCAACAAACAAATGGAGCAACAAGCATAAGTTCACAGATCATTGGACTGGATCGCTGAAGTCAGAGAGATCTGATGTGTCATTGCTTGAGAAGGAGTTTAGTGAACTTAAGACATTACTATGATCCAATCCCATATCTCAGAATCTTTGGCTGGTCTTGACAAAGGACTCATTGAAAAATACAATCTTATTCCTTATAAGAATTGCATTGGTGAGATTGTGTTCATGGGTATGTACAGAGAAGAGGATCTGGTATTATTGGCAACACATCTCGGCACCAGCACAATTGTTTGGTTCGGATCAGATGCCAAGGATCTTCCAGAGGATTGGATTAAGTTTGTTCAAAGCTCAAGGAACATAGCAGTCAGTCATCAAGTCCAAGAAACATTGACGGCAAAAGGGGTTGACTCAATCTGGTGCCCTATCAATGCAGTCATTCCACATCACTGGCCATTGGTGCCAAATGGAGATAAGATATTCTGGTATTCTGGCAATGCTCCAGAGTATTATGGTCAAGAGCTTATCAACGAAATCAAAGAACGAATCAACATCCCTATCATCAGAGCTGGTCATGATACATTCGAAAAGTCAGAGATCTTTGATGTCTATGCTCAATGCTTTCTGAATCTCAGACTGACTCCACATGATGGCTGTCCAAATACCAACATTGAAATGGGACTGATGGGAAGGCGGTCAATATTCAATGGTGATCTGCCAGGCTCTATTCCTTGGCAATCAGTGGATGACATCTGCCAATCAATCATGAGAGAGTATTCAACTCGGCATGTGGATAATGTGTATATTAGTAAAATTTATCATAACTTTGTTAACTATGAAAGAATGTCAACGCTGTTTGTTTAATGAGACCATAGCTCATATCGGTGAGGAGCAATGTGAATACTGTGATCTCCATGATGAGCTGGAGAGACAAGCTAATCCTCTTGAGCTGAAGTTCATTGTCAAAGAGATTAAAAAGAAAGGTAGAGACAAGACCTATGATTGCATCATGGGGATCTCTGGAGGGATTGACTCTTCAACTCTATTATTCACAGCTGTAAAATACTGGGGATTGAGACCATTGGTGATCCATTTCGACAATCATTGGAATGCTCCTGAAGCTGTGCACAATATGACTCAACTGGTCAAGCTACTCGGAGTTGACTCAATCACATACACTGTGAACAAAGAGGAGTATGATAGACTGAATGATGCTTTCTTATGGGCTGGCGTTCCAGATGCTGATATTCCAAATGATATTGCAATGACCAAACTGATGTATGATACTGCATTCAAGTACAACATCAAATACATTCTCAATGGTCATGATTTCAGAACTGAAGGATCAACTCCAAAAGGTTGGACTTATATGGATGCCAAATACATTCAATCAGTTTATAATAAATATTCTGGACTCAGACTCCAGAATTATCCTCTTTTCACTTTCAAGGATCAACTCTTTTATGCTGCATTAGGTATCAAGAATGTGAGACCATTTCACTATGGATTTGATAGAGACTCAATGGAGGCTGAGATGAAGAGACTAATCAACTGGCAAGATTATGGTGGCAAGCATTGTGAGAATGTTTACACTGAATTTGTTGGATCATTCCTCCTCCCTGAAAAGTTCGACATTGATAAGCGTATTGTCTATCTTGCTGCTCAAGTGAGAAGTGGCAAGCTAACCAAAGAGCAAGCCATGGAGCAGTTCAACAAAAAGTCAGAGTTCGACATCACAAAGCTTGGCTCCAGTGCTGAGAGAATGCTCAGACTAATCAACATCAGAAAGAGAGACCGGTCAGAATTCGATAGATATGACTTTAAAAAGTACAGAATTATCCTATGGCTACTCACTAAGATGAAGGTACTACCATACACATTCTATGTTAAGTATTGCAAATAATCGAACAATAATATATTATAAGAACAATGGCATATTCCGATGAGTTTATAATACATCTGGAGGAACTTGCTCATATCTATATTGAGGAGTGTCTTAACCACAAGAAAGAAATGATATCTAATAAAGGAGATATTGTAATGGTATTAGATAGACATATTCCAACAATAGACTATTTTCTAAGGATTTGGATTCCTATTGTGAGGAAGGAGCAGAGCATTGTTAGAGATACTTATTACAGATGGTTGGATTCTGATGATCAACTCAAATCGGACACTATCAAAAAAATAGACAACCTATTCAAGGGCTTAGCCATTGACATTGTTGGCAATGAAGGCAAGGGTATATTCTATGCTAAGAATAGACTTGGCATGCATGATCGCCAGCAACTTGAGACTAAGAATGTAGAGAAGTTCGACTTTGAATGAGTACAGTCAAAGGTTACAAGCCACATGACAAACAGCGAGAGATTCATGATGCCATCAACCATGGCCATGAGAAGTATTATGCTCTCAACATTGGAAGGCAGTTTGGTAAGACCTTGCTTGGAATCAATCAACTACTTTGGTGGGCTATCAATGATAAAGGTTGCCGCATAGCTTGGGTCACTCCAGTTTATAAGCAAGGAAAGAAAGTCTTTGCTGATCTTGAGAGAGCAGTTGCAAAGAGTGGCTTGTTTAATTTCAACCGATCAGATTTATTGGTGAATGGCTTTGGTTCCACAATTGAATTCTTTTCAGGTGAGAGACCAGACAACATCAGAGGTAACACCTTCGACTATATGGTTGTGGATGAGATGGCCTTCACAAGACCAGAGCTTTGGGATGAGGTCTTGAGTGCAACTGTCCTGGTCAAAGGAAAGAAAGTGATCTTTATCTCAACTCCAAAAGGAAAGAATCATTTC